ATCCGTCAGATCGCTTGTCGAGCTTAAATGAATCGCTGATGCCCCACCTGTACCGTTAGGCATAACATTGAGAGCTGTGGTGGCGTTAGTCGTGCTGTTTTGAAAAATTGTTGAATTGTTGCTATACGTACTAAAAACACCTTGAATCCGTCGAGCATTACCACTAAAGATAAGGTTTGCACCGATAGTCTGATTAGTGGTGAATGTTTGTGCTTCGTCAATAAAAGCAAAGGTTCTATTACCAGACACAGCAGGTACAGTCAATGTCCTTGCAGTGTTGGTGCTATAAGTAAGAGTAGCTTTGTTGGTCTGTGTACCAAAAAGAATACTATCTGCTGTAAGTGTACCTGTAAAGACAGGGCTAATAGCATCAGATTTAGAATTAACAGCAGAAGCAATGTTGTTAAACTCTACATCAATTTCTGTACCTTTTACAACCTTTGCTGGATCTCCTGTTGTAAGAGAGTCCTTAACAGCAAAGTTAGTAGATTTTACATAGGATGCCAATTTATATCTCCTTAAATAACTGTCTTACCTGTTTTAACAGCGATGTCTATTTTCTGAATAGAGAAGGGATTACCATTGACATCAGTCTCTAATCCCATTTGAATCACTGATCCAGCACCAGTAACATTAACAACAAATCTTTCTATAATTATACCACCAAAGTACTCTGCTAGTCCATACTCAGCAGTTCCGTATTCAAAAGCAGAGCCACCTGCTAGTACCTTGGTTTGTGATAGGTAGTTATCTTCGTAGTTAAAACCATACTTGACAGCAACACTGGCCCCACCACCACCAATAACAACAAAGCCTATCTTCTTTAGTATCTTTAAGGTAGTAGGACTACCCATATCAAAGTAGTTTGTAAAATACTCTAATCGATATACAGCATTGTTGTCATAGAAACCAGAGTACCTTCCAATACGTCCTGGTTTACCTATTAACAGTTCTTTTGCTTCATTAACAAAGAAAGCCCTAGGATCAATTTTAGTCCAAGTAGTAACCCTAGCAGCGCCATCTTCTAACGATGACCTAGTATCAAAACAATATACAATACCAGTAGTAGGTAACGCTAACAAATAGAAAGCATCTCTATCATAATAAACTGCTTTAATGTTTGCTGGTGTTTCTGATGCAACATTAAGTATCAACTCATCACGAACATTCTTAGATAGATCCCTGAAGGGTAATGACTTCTCAATGACAACCCTTTGAAGGCTACGAACACCAGAGTCAGACAAGAAGATAACATCTGTTCCTGTAGAAACAATACTATCTCTAGCGATACAACCAACATTAGGAATAAAGTCTATAAGAGTTAATTGAGTAACATCAATTGGGCTACCGTAAACAGCAATGTTGTTTCTACCAAAAATAATAAGAAAGCCGTTATGCGCAGCAAGGCCTACTATCTTATCGTTGCTCGGAAACACCGCATTAAGGGACAACGAACCACTATCACCACCTTGGAAATCAGAACCATCTAACAACCTACTAAAATAGACTGTTTGCCTATCACCAACAATATCAGCCATCCATATACGACCATAGGCTGCTAATGCACAGTTAGGCTTAAAGGTGTTTGTAGCGTAACCAGATGGTACTGTTCCAACATCGCCTAAGCGCTGAAAACCATAAGATCCATCATGGTTATGACCAGAGCTACTTAGGTTGTGAAACACCAATACTTCATGTCCTGATTGTACTAAATATGCGTGTGGCAGTGCCGCTGAACCATCACCAAACGGCAATGCTGCTGCTTGCCAGTGGTTACCTGTGATAGTGTAAGTTAAGTTACCGCTGTTAGTAGAGTTTCTAACAACAGCAGTAGTCATTGTGGTAGTACCGGTAAACAACTTATTGTTACCACCACTAATTAACACATTACTACCAGGAATCAACACTTCAAACAAGAATTGTAATGGGTTAGCACTACCAAGATCAGTATTGACTGTAGTGTTTACAGGAACCCAACCACGCCTAGCACCAATACGACCATATTTGTCTATGATGCAGTTCTGCGCTTTTAAAGCAAACCCTGAAGATAGTTGAACACTGCTGTCTTGAGTGTTTAACCCAAGAAACCCTGGAGCAGCTATACTACCTGTCTGTAACGGTCTCATTAGTAATCAACCCAAGTGATTTCATCAGGATAACGGTTAGCCTCAGCAGAGATATGGTCTGCTAGTGACTGAAGATACAACTGATATGCTTCAGTGCTGTTGATACCAGAGTCCTCACCACGCTCTAACAATGCCTTGGAATAGGCCAAAAACTCCACAGGCTCTGCTGGAACTTTAATAACATCTGAACTATTAACCAAAGGTGCTGTGGGTTTAATGACGTTAAAATAGATGTTATAAACACCATCAGGTACAGGATACAAATCTACCTGTGTATCACCATCATCAACACCGTTAAAGTTATATAACTCTGGTGGACCGTATTGAACAGTATCATTAAGAAACAATTCATTCATACGGTTAGTAGTTTCGTTTTTAAGGAACCAATTTTTCTCTTGGTTAATAACATCAATAACACGGAATCTCTGACCAACACCAGTTAGAACATAGTTAAATAACAAATTAGTAGTAGTAACTGTTAATGTCTCTGTTAGAGCGTTCCAGTTATAAGCATCCTCTACTTGACGCTTTGCATCGTTGACAAACCTACCAATCAACTTAGAGTAGGAAGTGTCAGTAACAGCACTAACTTCGTTTTCACGAAGTCTAATTAATACATTATTAACTGTTTGGAGATAAGTTTGGTTAGCCATTAATCATTTCCATTTATAAATATTCCAGTCCAAACCTGGTTTATAGCTTTGTCCGTCAACAGGTGTTTGTGTCCTGGTTAAAGATTTTAACACATCATACGGAAATAAGTACATATCATTTAGTTCTAAATCAACACCTACCAAGAAATCATAAGAAAATTCATCATATTTCCAAGATCTATGGTTCCAAGAACCGTCTTTCTTTTTATAAGAAGACCTACCATTTAACTGGATAGTTTTATATTCTCTTCCGTTATTTGTGGTGTTTCTTCCTATTTTTTTAACCTGTACTTTAACTAAACCACTTCCAAAATCAACTATGTAATCCCATCCTGGTTGGTTATCTAGCACCGGAGCAGCGATTAACAAGTTTCTTTTTAAACACTCTTTTTCAAACTCCAACTCAGCAAGTTTTCCAAATATACTTCTTTCAACATACTTACTGTCCACTAGTTACAATCCCATTTCTTTAGTGCCAGTGCCTTCCTTGTTGGTCTACCTTTTTCATCCTTCATAGGACCAGACACACCTGACATCCTTGCACAGAATGATTTCCTTCGTTTAGCAGCAGTGGGTGACTTTGCTGCTTCCTTGGCTGATACTGGTGGTTTAAGATTAGCACCTTCAGTACGCTTGAAGTAATCTCGACCTTTTTGGTTTAAACCACCTTCTTTGTTCTGATATACCTTCTTAACCATTATGTTTGATCCTTTTTACTGATAGGAAGACAAACACCTTCAATCATGTCTACATCTACTTCTGATTCAATGTTGTGTATAGCCTTCATAGCAACGGCTTGACACTCTCGTTCACTGTAGAAGTTTTCATCAGACTTCCAGAAGGCACATTGACCATCAACACAGAAAACAACCACAGCAATAAAGAATTTCATTTCTTAACTTTCCTGCTCATCTCACTACGAACAATCGCTCTAATCTTCTTTTCCATCTCTGCTTCTTTAATCTTTTTCTTTTTGTCTTCGATGACTTCTTCTTGCTTATCTAACTTTGCATAAGTTTTGTTCTTAATCATTTTTTCTTCTTAGCCTTTCTTGCTGTTGATAAGGCAATGGCAATTGCTTGCTTCTGAGGCTTCCCTGACTTCATTTCCTTACGGATGTTCTCAGAGATAGTCTTCTTAGAGTATCCTTGCTTTAGTGGCATTACTTCTTCCTTTTCTTTGCTGTCTTAGCAGCATCTTTAAAGTCCTGTGCCGATGGTGCGCCTTTGCTACCTACTTTACGCATACGCTCACCAGAACCCTCAGCAATGCGCTTACGCTTGGCCTGAATGTTAGCGTATAGTCCTGGTTTAGTAGCCACACTTGACCTTCTTCTCTTTCATACCACCACTCTTCTTCATACACTTACCAGCTTTCTTACACTTTGCTGGACTAGGACAACCAGGACAAGGTTTAAACATAGTAACTCCTTAAGTATTAAACTGAACTGCTAGTTTAGGATCTAACTCTACGGATATAATAAAACTAAAGGTAGTAAGGTTATCTTGCTGTTCTACTCTAATCTCATCGCCTTCTTCTAGTACAACATATTTACCATCACCACCCCACTCTAACCCTGTACCAGCATTGAATGAAGTATTAATTATGCCGTATTCTTCGTTGGTAGATTTATCATACCAATATACTGTTGCTGTTTTGTTGTTAGCACCGATGTTGGCAACATACAATAATGTCCATAATGCTGTCTGGTGCGTAGGAACTGTGTAGATAGTTTCCTTAGCAGCAGTGGTTTTAGTCTTGCCTTTACTAATCTTTCTTGACATTGTTCTTTCCTAACCAGCGTTGCACAGTGTCTAATTCGTAGATTCTAAAACAAGTCCATACAATAGTAAGTAGCGCAGCAATTGCTGGTAATACTTCTGCTAATGTACCTACTACAGTTACTATTGATACAGCATCGCCAGCAGCTTTAGTAGTTTCATGTCCAATTGCCATTGTACTCGATCCTATTTAATTTGTCAAGAAATATTTAAGATTGTGTAGGCCATACAACATTAAAAGGAAAACTTTCCTGTTGAGGGACATTACGAAGTTGTTGGCGATAGGTAGCCCAGGCAGTCCTATCTACAGGCGCATCCAAAACTTGCGTCCAGTCAGTATCCGCAAGTCTACGATCACGCTCCGCACGAACATTCGCCGCAGCCTGATCTTCTGGTAGGTCTATCACTTGCCATACCTGAGTCCACTTGCCATCTACCTGTGCTGGTGTGGTTTGCTCATGCCTTTGTGTAAGAGGATTGACTACGGGAGCCGCAACCTCGGCAACAGGGAATACGCTGTAGTTCGCAAGCGTAGCCTCGGTGATGTAGGCAGGGAAACTCGTGTTTGGGTTGTCTTTGCGGAGTTGCCCTATGGTGTAAGGGAACTGCACAGAACCATTAGATACTTTTACATAAAGCATGATCTTTCCTTTTTAGGAAATTGTGAACTGCCATACGACGTCGTTTGTCGTTCCAACAACATAAAAACTCAAGCCATCGTCTTTGAACCATACCGCACCTGGGTTAGTTTCATAAACCGCAACCGAAAAACTTTTGCTTGCATACGAAGCAGTAGAAACATCCCACGGTGTTGCTAGAGTGTATTGGTAAACCGTATCGTTAGTTATTCCAACAATATACATTGTTGATCCGCTGTTGCCTATGAAAACCGCTTGCGGATTTATTTCTTGTGAACCAACGCTAAAAGACTTGCTTGCATAGGATGCAGTAGATAAGTCCCACGCAGAAGATAAAGTATATTGGTACACCGTATCGTTTGTGGTTCCTATTACATATAATTTTGTTCCACCGTCACCAAAAAACATTCCTTGTGGTGTTGCCTCTTGAGATGTAACACTAAAACTAACAGAATCGTAAGTAGCAGTAGATATGTTCCAAGCAGTTGAAAGACTATATTGATAGATCGCATCATTCGTATTTGATAGCACATACATCTTCGTACCATCATCTTTGAATTGAACTTTTACTGGTAAAGTACCAGTCTGAGTAGCAACACCAAACACACGCACATAAGATGCTTTATCTACTTGCCACGCAGTAGAAACGGAATATTGATTGACATCATCGCCAGTTGTTCCGAGAACGTACATCTCCGTCCCGTCTGGCTTGAAAGTAACAGACTGTGGGTTTGCTTCTTCTGCCGCTACACTTCTATAGTAAGCATTAGTAGTCGCAAGGTTCCATGCAGTACCTAGTGCAAAGCCCCATACACGGTCTGTGGTTATGCCGATCATATACATCTTAGTACCTGAGTCAGCAAAGGCAAGGCCAAAACAACTGGTTTCTCCTGTAATTGCTGTAAACGCATAAGACACAGAGTCGTAACTGGCAGTACTTATATCCCACGCCGAAGATAGGCTGTATTGATAAACCGCGTCATTAGTATCAGACAAGACATACATCTTAGTACCGTCATCTTTGAACTGCACTTTTACTGGTAAAGCTCCTGTCTGTGCCGAGACAGAAAAGTTAGTTGTAAAAGATGCGGTAGATATATCCCAGGCTCCTGACAAAGCATATTCGTTTACATCATCGCCTTGGGTTCCAATGATGTACATCTTCGTGCCATCAGTCTTAAAGGCAAGACCTCTAGGATTTGTTTCTTGTGCGTTTACGCTAAAACTTACAGAGTCATAAGTCGCTGTTAGTACATCCCAAGCAGTCGCTAAAGAGTATTGATAAACAGTTTTGTTGCCTTGTCCAACAACATACATCTTTGTACCGTCACTCTTAAACGCTAATCCATCAGGCGAAGCCTCTTGTGCGTTTACATACAACCCAGGGATAAGTGTCGCAACATCCCAAGCAGATGACATAGATTGCTGCCATACGGAGTCTGTTGTATCTCCTATAATATAAAGTTGTGTTCCATCTGGTTTAATATACAAACCATTTGGTAAAAGGTCTGAATACCAAGTACCAAAACTAGGTACCGCAACTTTTGTGTATGAGGCGGTAGAAACATTCCAAGCAGATGAAAGAGCATATTGGTTTACATCATCGCCAGATTGCCCCATAACATACATTATTGTTCCGTCAGACTTAAAAAAAACATCATAAGGAACTGTTTCTTCTGTTGCAACGCTTTTAGATAGGCTTGCATAACTTGCTGTGCTTAAGTCCCATGCGCCTGTAAGCGTATATTGATATACCGTATCGTTTGTATCTCCAACGATATACATCTTAGTTCCTGAGTCACCAAAAAATAATCCTCTAGGCGTTGCTTCTTGGCTGGTAACGCTTAGGCTTACAGAGTCATAAGACGCGGTGCTGATATTCCATGCGGTCGATAAAGAATATTGATAGACCGTGTCATTGGTATTAGATAGAACATACATTTTTGTTCCATCGTCTTTAAATCTGACTTTTGCTGGACTTGTTCCAGTTTGTGCAGATACGGAAAAGTTTTGAACATAAGATGCTGTAGTTACATCCCATGCCGTTGACAAGTCATATTCATTAACATCATCGCCTTGGGTTCCAATGATGTACATCTTCGTGCCATCAGGTTTGAACTCTATTCCAGTCGGGGCTGTTTCCTCCGCAGCCACATTCTTACGAGGAAACACCGCCGTACTTGGTTCATACGGCGTAGATAAGTTGTATTGCAAAACTGCGTCTCTTGTATCACCAAGGACGTACATCTTCGTGCCGTCAGAACTAAACTTTACGTCTGTAGGGCTGGTTTCATATCCAGCAATAGAAACACTCGGCGCTATTCCTTCAAAGGTAGCAAAGGCTAAGTCCCAGGCGTTAGATACAACAGCGCCTTCACCACCCCTTGCTAACATCTTTAATACATTACTCATTATGGCTTACCAACTTCAGTTGCATAAACAGTGCTGCCTACCTTCCATAACAGTATCCAAGTGTATCCTGTAGTAGCCAATGTTGGTGCAGAAGCAGTACCACCAACCTTAACCCAAGTAGGATTAACAGTAGTCCATGTAATTGTGTAAGCAGTGCCATCATCAATACCAAGCAACACTACCTGACCTGCTTCAAAGTTAGTTGCTGCTGGTGTACGGTTAGCACCTAAAGTTACTACTTGAATTGAACCATTAGCAGGATCAATCTCAAATGCAGCACCGTCAGTGATAGTATGTACAGTATCTTTTACTTCTTTAAATGTTTGCTGTGCTGTAAAGGTAGTAGCAGTACCAGGAGCAACATAGTCAGTACCAGCGGTAGCGGCACTGAAAGCAGAAGTACCGTTACCTTTGATAACACCTGTGAGTGTTGTTGCACCAGAACCACCATTAGCAACAGGCAATGTACCAGTAACATTGGTTGTTAGGTTAATACTATTTAGTGTTGCTACAGTACCTAAACCTAGTGTAGTACGCTGTGCAGCAGCATCAGCATCATCAAGGATAGCCCTACCAGCAGCAGTAAGATCAGTAACAGCATAGGTATCAGATGCTGTTGTATAAATCATCTTATCAGCAGCAGTAGTCAGCCCAGCAATAGACTGTAAACCAGCATCGTACGCCTGTACCGTTACTCCAATAGCAGCAGGAGCAAGATAATCAGTACCAGCAACAGCAACAGAGATTGTACCAGATCCGTTTGCTTTAACAATGCCGTTAATAGCACCAACTATAGGATCAGTTTCAGTAAGTGTAACAGTAGCCCAAGACAAAGCACTACCATTAGTAGTTAGATATTTACCTGAGTTTCCTGTTTGTGTTGGGAAAGCACTAACAAAAGTGTAAGAGTCGTCCCAATTACTTTGCTTGATAGTGGTTGGGATAGCATAACCAGAAGCATAAGTAACTGCTAATGTGCCTGAAGAAGTAATAGGGCTACCAGATACGCTCAGCCCTGTTGGTACTGACATAGCAACACTGGTTACAGTACCAGAACTGCTAAAAGAAGCCCATGCGGTTCCGTTCCAAACATACATAGTATTGTTGGAACTATTCCAATATAAAGCACCAGTTAGTAACGCATTACCGTCATTATCTAATGTAGGAGCAGAAGACTTAGAACCTAAATAACGATCATCAAAGGAATCATAAGACGCTGCTGCGTTAGATGCTGAGACTGCTGATGCTGTTGCTTCATTAGCGGCTACATCTGCTAAAACTTGTGCATCAGAAGCTGATGTTGCTGCGGCAGTTGCAGAGTTAGCGGCATTTGTAGCTGAAGATGACGCACTACTAGCAGACGATGCTGCGTTAGATGCTGATGTGCTTGCGTTAGATGCTGAGGTTGACGCAGATGAAGATGAAGAAGCAGCGTTGCTTGCTGCTGTTTGTGCTTGAGTAACTAAAGCAGCAATAATGGCTGCTTCATTAGCAGCGTCTGCCGTAGCATCTCCTGAACCACCTGGACCCCTATACAGTGCCATTTAATTTTCCTTTACATTTTTCTTAAATACTCTCAATGAAAACACTTAAGAAAAGCCCCCGAAGGGGCAACCTTACACCAACTTACCTACAACAACTGTAAAGGTAGCAGAGGCTAAGTTAATAGAACCACCACTTAAATTATTAGCACGAAGAGTAATAGTATTAGCAGCAGTAACATCAGCAGTGACAACCAAACCGCCAGCACTGATACTTGAACCAATACCCATAACGACATCGCCAACAGCAACACCAGGAACAGTCATAGTGTCTGATTCAGAAGCACCGCTGGCAATAGAACCAAAGTCTTCAACACCAGACGCTACAATAATCTCAGAAAACACACCAGGGAGTTGCTGACGACCACGAGATTTTACAACTACAGAAGTAAGAGGCATGATAGATTCCTTTTAAGTTAAAATAGGGATGACCCTGATGAGCCATCCCTGTTATCAATCTTAGGCCGGAACCGCAATAGCAACCGCACTCTTATCACGCAGTTCGCCAACACCGTACAGCGTATCAGCGGTAAGCAGCGTTGCAAGGTACTCTTGCTTGTACTGAGTCTGAACACGAACACCAAGTTGCTCAACCAGCACAGCAAACTCAGGATGTGCCATCACAGCAATACGAGCGCCACCAGTAGCAGTAGCACAGTTGGTAGAAACATATACCTTAACACCGTATACATCACCAATCTGACCATTGCGGATGGAGTCGCCAGAGCCAACAAAGGCTTGCTCAGTAAAGCGGCTAAGACCAAGCAGAGTGTTACGAGCAACAGGAGGAATGATCATGAAACGACCATCCATCGGTACATCCTGGTCATCCAGCGTCTGAATCACTTTGCGAATACCAGCATCCGTAAGCGCAGAAGCGTTGTTAGCACCAGAGGTGTACGCAGTCGTGCCATCACCACCGATAACAGCAGCGTTGTACGCAGCCGTACCGTTACCACCCTGAGCCTTAGCAGCCTGGGCAAGCACATCGGTATCAATGCGGGTCGACAGAGCATAACCAGCATCGTCCGTGTAGAAGCGACGCAGCGAAGACTGTGCCTGAACTTCCGTGATGTCCTCAATCAGACGACTATACTCATAATGCTGGTCAATCGACACAGACAGCGAAGTGCCAGATTCAGCAATTAGAGTCACCTGTGCTTGAGCAGTTTTGCTTTTAGCAGTGGCGTTACCACGAACAGGAGCAGGAAAGTAGACTTTATCGCCTTTCTTACCCTTGAAGTTCATCTTCTTGATGAGGTTAGCAGCAACAAGATTCTTCTTGTAAGCAGCAATGATTTCATCAGACCATACCTCAGGCACAAAGCCAGCGGTTTTAGCCTGTCCAACTAGAACGTGATCAGTACCCATACCCATGATAATATCCTTTATGTAAAGTTAAATTTTATCGAACCCTTCCCTCTCGATAAGCGCTCATGATTTCAGGTTGAAGAGCATCATAACGATCAGGGTCGGTTTGCATCAGTTTGATAATATCCGCACGACGATAAATCTTCTTAGAAGGTGCTTCATCACTTCCTTTTGCCGTAGTAGCAGTAGCGCTCTTAAGAACTCGTTCACGGTCTTGCTTTTCAGCCTTGACTGTAGCATCAGCAACTTGCTTGCGCTCTTTCCAAACACTGAGTAACTCATCAGCGGCATCAAAGTCATAGTTATTCGCTGCTGCAAACAACTGTACTCGTACCTTAGACGACTTTACCCACTCTTGGAAAGATGTGTCACCAGCAATATCCATAAAGTCTGGATGCTTCTGCTTCAACATCGATACCGTTTCTGCGATTCGCATCTGAAGGGCAGCTTGTTCAGCTTGCTTGATCTTCGGATGGTTCTCAATTGCTTTTGATACTGCTTTTTCGGGATCAGCAAAGAAGTCAACTTCTTCGACAGGTTCCTGCGGTTGCTGTTTACTTAATGCTTGGGCCTTGATAAAATCATCAACAATCTTGCGTAGTTCACCAACTTCAGAGCCTTGACGACCGATTAGCTTTTCAGCTTCTTGATGCATCCTGGCAATGTCTTTGAGGCTTTTACCCTTATACTTCTCGGGAACCTCATCGCCTTCTTCTGGTGTTTCAGTGTTATTCTCAGGTACAATCTCTTGCGCCTGCTCTAACTCTTCAACTACTTCACCTGATTGTAATGTCTCTTCTTGACCTTCATCAATAAATTCAGCCATATTAATTCCTCTGAGCGTTTAGCTTTATAGAAAGAATACTATTACTACTTACGGAGATTCCTTTATCCGTTACCTTCCGGTCTTTCTTTCCCACTTGATGTGAGATTCCCTGCGTTGTTCCCACTTTGCAGCGGCTCCAGGGAAGTGTCCAGTAATACCTTCTAGTGATATTACCGGCGTACTAATGATTCTGGAAGCATCATTACCGCAATGAGGGCAAGTAATAACTCTTTCAGACTCATCAATATACTTTTCTGAGGTGTGTCCTTTGACACAGGTAAATTCGAACAGCCTACGAGGCATCTATTATCTCCTGATATACTTGCTCGGATAGTTGGTGCAAGTTCAGAATATAATCAAGAACCTCTATCTTACCTTTGGCTTTCCAGAGATCCTCAACGCTGTTGATAATATCAACTCTAGCGTATTCGTCCCTAGCCTCTTTTAAATCATCCATCAGTTCTTTCCAACCAACTGATGTACAAAGATCAAACCTATTCTCGTAATACTTCTGTAACTGTTCGTCCAAGCATTATCTCCAATGAGTGCTTTTGAATGTAAGTGCTTACTAACTTAATACTAACATTGTACCATTTTTTTATTAACTTGTCAATACCTTTTTAAACTATTTTTATCGTTGCTTAGATGCAATCACTTGTAGACGAGCAATATCAGCCTTGGTGTCAATATCTTTGTTCTTCAGGGCCAGGTCTGCTATCTTCATCCGACGATCAAACTCTTTGTTAGGATCAGCAGCGTCACCAAGGTATTTAGAGGAAGCAGCAGCGATCTTTGCTTGTACTTCTGCTGGTGCAAGTTGAGCATTGATGGCTTCTTTCTGTGCTTTTGCTTGTTTGAGTTGAACATCAGCTTGTTTATCAGCCATTTCTAGCTGTACTGCTTGCATCTGCATCTGTTGCATTTGTTGTTCTTGCTCTGAAGGTTGATTTACCTGTTGTAGTTGCTGAAGCAGTTCTTCACGGTTCTCTAAGCCACTGTTTTCAATGATTGCAGACAGAATAATAGGAGCAATCTTGGAATCAGGGCCAAGTGTCTTCAACAAGTTAATAAATTGTACTTGTTCAAACTCCCTTGCGATAATACCAAGGTGACTGGTGGGGATAAATACAAAGTCTTGGACAGGATAACGCTCAGGGTCAAACTGCATATACCGATGAGCAGCCTTGGTGATAAAAGGAATCAAGAATTGCTCTTGAAAGTTTACCAAAGTACGCTTAGACTTCTTGATAATAGCCATCAGAGCAGGGTTAGTACCGTAAGACTCTGGTGTCCCTGCTGGCGCACCGTAAGAGGCGCTATCAATGGTTCCAGTGGCTTGCAGGAGCATACGCTCAAACTCTTTAGCCGTGGCAAGGTTAGCAGGGTCTAGGTTACCAAACTTAAATGGTTGGAGAATCTCTGCTGGATTACCGTTGGTAAGGATGGTTTTACCAGGACGAACCTCAAACTTAGCACCTCGAGGTAGCCTTGTAGCATCCATAGCCATCATAGGTACTGTGGTAAGGGCAAGGCTATCTAAGTGTGCGCGAACTTGAGCATCAATAGCCTTTTGCATATTGTAGCCCTTCTCAGCGATACCACGACCCCAGAAGCGATTAGGCATAGAGTCATTCTGAAAGGCAACAACAGGACGATCCTTCATCATGTAAGGATTCTCTTCTGCTTTGAGCAGTACACCGTCGTTAGCGATAACAACAATGGCTTCAACCAACTCTGAAAACTCAGCCATTTCGTTAGATTCGTCTGTACCTTTAGAGAAAAGGTCTACATACTTGTCACTATCAACATTATCAAGCAATTCTTTAGGTACTAAGCCGTAATAACGAAGTAACTTTACCTTGTCTTGCTGATAATCAACTTCTTCCTGTGTTGGTTCAAGGTCAGTTTCACTGGCAGCAGGGCCAATATTAGCCTTCTTGTAGGTTCCATTCTCCATTGCCTGTACTACGCTATGGATAGAGACGAAATCCTCTACAGCGCAGCCTAGAGCCTCTGCAATAGTGCTTGCATTAGGGTCAATAAGGAAGTTTCGTGGGTTTACTGGTCGTAACTCAACAGCAACACGGTCTTTTTCAGTGACACCGATAGCAGCCAAACCCATGTTAGGCATTGGTTGCGTTGTTGGAATCAGTTCTGTCTTCTTGGTAAG